ATTATCTGTAAAAAATAAAAAGGAAGCGGAAGAAGCTGCGGACATTATGGCTAATGCCGTTTCTGATGAAACATTAAAAATTCCATCAAAAATTGACATAGAAACTGGACAATCTTGGGGGGATTCTGCATAATATACAAAGAGGTTACGGACATGGCCTCTAAATAGTGAAAAACTTCACACGTTCGGGGGGTTACATACAACCTTGTATATAACCCCTACTTTTTAAGAAAGGAAGAATATGTCAAACAAAAAAATCAGAAAAACTCAAGTTTCACCATCCAAGCGTAAAGACGGTAAAAGATGGTTTACTGTTGCAATTAGGGAAGAACAGAAAGCAAAGTTAAACGAACTTGCTAAATTCCATGACAAAACACAAAGTCAGGTACTAGAGGAGATGATAAATGGCGAGTTTGAAAAAGCTCTTGCAAGTACACAAATCGTCAATTGATTTAGAAATTGAGATTGAATTTGTTGTGTTACCTGCAATGAATAACTTTCCTGTGCAAGTTGATATTAAATCTGTTTATGTTTTGCCTAGACCTTCTTCAGGTGTTTCAAAGAAACCAAGGAAAAAAGATATTTTAAATCTTTTATCTGAATCACAAATTGTTAATTTGGAAGATGAAATACTGGAGAGTTTATGAAGCATATCCGTAAAGGAACGCAAGTTGGCGGAGATCATTATGAAAAGAAAACTCTTCAACCTTGGGAGGTTCGCTTGGATTGGGGGCTGGACCCGTGGTTGTCTGATGTTTTGCGATACATAGCCCGCCATCAAGATAAAAATGGAATTGAAGATATTAAGAAAGCACATGATTGTTTAGGTTATGTCATTGATAACTATGAAACGATAAGGAAGAAATACTATGGATAAGGTGTTACCTATTTTTAGTTTTATTTTAGGCGTGTTTGTCTGTTGGGTTTTTATGGATAAGTACAATGGCAGTACTTTTGATTTATGGACAGAAGCTTACACAGTAGGAAAAGACGATGGTTACAGGCTCGGTCATTCAGAGCGTGATATAAATGATTATCCGTGGCTGATGAAGGAGCATATGTGTATGTTTCTTTATAAAGATCATTAAGGAGAAAGCTATGAAAACTGGTGCTCAGGTCTTACGAGATAAAGGATGGGAACTTGTTCATATTAAAGAACCAAGTGTTTTGTCTGAAAACGAGCGTTGCTCTTTACCATTAATCGTTGAAGAAGGGAAGACTTATTTATGCTTCAAGAAAGAAGACGTAAAAACGATAAGGAAATTTCGCAATTTGAACGTGACTTGCTCCGAGAATTAGATTATTCTTTTTTGAGGGTCAATCCCAAATTACAAAAATCAATCAAACAAAAACAAGACAAAGCAAGACGAAAAGAAATACTAGACAGTCTTGAACCCGCTTTGTTTTAAAATCCCAAAGGAGTGTTATGAAAACATATAGCCAATTTATCTCAAAATCCCGTTACTCTAGGTTTTTGCCAAAAGAAAAAAGAAGAGAAAACTGGACAGAGTCTGTTCAAAGATACATGGATTTCATGGTATCTCACTTAGAAAAAAACTGTGGCTATGTGGTTCCAAATGATATAAAAATTGAGGTCCAGGAAGCAATTGAAAAACTTGAAGTCATGCCAAGTATGAGAGCGATTATGACAGCAGGTAAAGCTCTGGAGCGTGACAATACTGCTGGATATAACTGTTCTTACTTAGCGATTGATGACCCCAAAGCTTTCGATGAAGCTATGTACATTTTACTGTGTGGGACCGGAGTCGGGTTCTCCGTAGAACATAAATACGTAGACGAGCTCCCCGAAGTGCCTGAGAAGATGTTTGAATCTGAGACTACTATTGTAGTATCTGATAGTAAAGAAGGCTGGGCCAAGGCTCTTAGACAACTTATAGCCCTCTTATATTCAGGGGAAGTACCTAAGTACAACCTCAGTAAAATCAGGCCCGCTGGTGCAAGGCTCAAGACCTTTGGGGGTAGGGCATCTGGACCGGAACCCCTCAAGGAATTGTTTGATTACACAATTTACAAATTCAAGCAAAATAAAGGTAAAAAGCTTTCCTCCTTAGATTGTCACGATATTATGTGCAAGATAGGAGAAGTGGTAGTGGTTGGTGGTGTTAGAAGATCCGCTATGATTTCTTTGTCTGAACTGGAAGACGATAAAATGAGAGCGTGTAAGTCTGGAGCATGGTGGAACGGCAATGGACATAGAGCCTTAGCTAATAACTCTGCCGTGTACGAGGAAAAGCCTGATGTTTCCCAGTTTTTGAAAGAGTGGACAAGCTTATATGAGAGTAAATCCGGTGAGCGTGGTATTTTCTCCAGAGATGCTTCCAAAAGACAAGTAGCCAAGAATGGTAGGAGAAACCCTAACTACGAGTGGGGAACAAATCCATGCTCAGAAATCATTCTCAGAGGCCCAAGGATTGACGAAAACGGACATACTGTAAAGGGTACAGGAGGACAGTTTTGTAACCTCTCAGAGGTTGTGGTAAGGGCTGAGGATACACCTCAAACCTTAAAAGAAAAGGTTCGTATTGCTACAATACTAGGAACGTGGCAATCTACTCTTACGCACTTTCCGTATTTACGTAAGGTTTGGCAAAAAAATACAGAAGAAGAGCGTTTGCTAGGAGTAAGTCTCACAGGTATCTTAGACAATAAGATAATGGGAAGGGTTGATGATGGAACAAGAAAGATCTTACGAGAACTCAAAGAAGTGGCTGTTAAAACAAACGCTGACTTATCTGTTCTTCTGGGAATCCCTCAATCGACTGCGATTACTTGTGTTAAGCCTAGCGGGACTGTTAGTCAGCTTGTTGACTCTGCCTCTGGTATTCATCCTAGACATAGTCCTTATTATATCCGCAGGGTTAGGGGCGATAAGAAAGATCCTCTTTCCAAGTTCTTAAAAGAAACTGGGGTTCATACAGAAAACTGTGTAATGAAACCCGACTCTACCGTGGTGTTCTCTTTTCCTGTACAAGCACCTGAAGGAGCTACGATCAGGGACGAACTTACAGCGATACAGCATCTAGAACTATGGCTCATGTACCAAAAAGAATGGTGTGAGCATAAACCTTCCGTAACCATATCGGTAAAAGAACATGAGTGGATGGAAGTCGGAGCCTGGGTATGGAATAACTTTGACGATATCTCAGGAATATCTTTCTTACCTCACGATGGAGGAAGCTATAAACAAGCCCCATACGAAGACTGCACAAAGGAACAATATGAGGAGTTGTTAAGCAATACCCCAGAGACTATTGACTGGTCTAAGTTATTAGAAGAAGATGATAATGTAGAAGGGGCTCAGGAGCTTGCTTGTTCTTCTGGGTCTTGTGAAATATAGGAATTTTAAAATGAAAAATGATCCATTTAAAATCATAGAACCAACAGTTATTAGTTTTTCTGGTGGAAGAACTTCTGCCTATATGTTGTATAGGATTTTGAATGCAAACAACAACATATTACCTGACAATAGCTTGGTCATTTTTGCGAACACAGGTAAGGAAATGGAACAAACTTTAGAATTTGTAAAAAAATGTTCTGATGAGTGGAATGTCAAAATTCATTGGGTTGAATTTATTAATGAAAAACCTGGGTTTAAGGAAGTGAGTTTTGAAACAGCTAGTCGTAAGGGAGAACCTTTTGAACTTCTTATAAATAAAAAGTGCAAATCAGGATTACCAAATCCTATGTTTAGAAAATGTACCGGAGAGCTAAAAGTTAGAACAATTCATAAATTTGTTCAGTCCAAATGGAAACCTTTAGGATTAAAACATGATGAAAATACGGACCTTATGGGTATAAGAGCGGATGAAATGAGAAGAGCTGCAAAAATTAATCGAGATCGAATTCCTTTAGTCTCCGCAGGAGTGACAAAACATGATGTTGGAGCATTTTGGAAAAATAATTCTTTTGATTTAAATTTACCAAACATTAACGGAGAAACGATACATGGTAATTGCGATCTTTGTTTTTTAAAAGCAAACGGAAAACTGATGAGCTTGATAAGAGAAGAACCGACTAGAGCAGATTGGTGGATAAAACAAGAAGAACGAATGCAGGATCAGTTTGAAAGATATGGAACAAGTTATAAAGTTAAAAAAGAGCAAGCTTTAAGTCAGACAGAGTTGTTTGAGTTTGGTGAAGATATTCCATGCTATTGTGGAGATTAAGTTATAAAAATAGCCAGAGTATC